TAACGGGTACATAGGAGGTGCAATGATGTCAGTTTCTCTCGATGATTTTAAAAATCATATTAATGCAGATGACGATGAAGACGTTAAGATTTATTTAGATAACGCTAAGAACTATGTTGATTTATATGTTCAAGGAAAAGACAACCAGTTTCTTAACAAGAGGCAAGAAGACTATCAAAGCATGATTGACACAGCCGTTTTAGAGGTCGCAACTGCATCATATTTACGTAGAGATGGATCTCCTGTTACAAGTGGGACTCAAAATGTTGCGTCGCTTGACACGGTTATCAACTATGGACGCAATTTCTCAATTTAAGAAGGTGCATAAATGGCTAATAAAGTTGACCTGTGGCGATACAAAGAAAAGGTTTATCTAGGAGTAGCAGATGAATACACAGAGCTGTCCAACGGCAATATTATTGATAATGGTGCCGACACATTAGATGATAGCAACTTTAAAATTAAATACACATTCCATTGTGCTCCATATCGCGTGTCCGACAGAAATATTGTTGGTGTCAACGGTATGGATATGGAAGACACAATGGTGATCGCTGTTAAGCATCGTCCTAATTTTGATTACGATAGTTATCGGGCTAGGTATCGAGGCAAGTTTTACATTATCACTTACAAAGTTCCTGATACAACCGCCATCGTCACTTATGATTTATTGTCATTGAAATCAGTTGTTAAGAACGGTGGCAATCAAGCATCCACTGGCGGATATGGAGATGATGACGTTGGCAGTTAATAAAACGTTGGTAACTAATGGTCTCGGATCAATTGAGGTTACTGGTGAAGACGAGTTATTGAAAAAGCTTGATAATTTCAAGCTTTCAAGAAAAGAGCGCTCCGCAATCGTTGAATCCGCCGTGCCCATCATTGAGAAACATCTCTATGATAACACACCATATGATGAATTTGAAGATGTCAAAGATAAACAATTATATGGAGAATCAATTGGGCACTTGCGTGATCATATTACTCATAAGCCTAATCAGTTCATCGACGGTGCAACAGAGGTTGGATTTGAAAGAAAAGCTTACCCAATCGCGGTCTGGACTGACTGGGGAACGTATAGGCAACCAGCACAGTTTTGGTTTGAGAATGCAACAAAGACGATGCCATATGATCAAATCTTTACTGCTCAGACACAAACTGCTAAAGCGATTCTTGATGCAAAGGGGTTGCTATAATGATTTCAAATGATGTAAAAGAGATCATCCGCAACTCTGGAGTTGACGGAATTGATCCAAAGTATGTATTCTCATATGGACTGCCGCATAGCATTCAGTCGCAAAAGCTGAATAAAATTGTCATTTTAGTAAATGATATTTCTCGTATTCCTAGTGGTTTTGGAAGCGACGATATTATTTCTGATGACGGGACAGTTCAAGTTCAATTCTTTTATCCAGTTAAAGCGGATGGAGATTTAACAGCGTTATACGAAAGACCAATCAGGAACTTGTTAAGAAAGAATGGTTGGTTTCAAACAATTGGTGGCGGTATTGATAGAGACCCTAGCACGTCTCAATTATATAGCACTTACCATTTCAAAAAGACAATTTATTAAGAAAGAGGTAATTACTAATGGCAAAAACCAAAGGTATTGATAGTGCCAAAGTCGCTATTTTCACACAAGATACCGAAAAAATTGATTTAACGAATAAGGCTATTGGTACTACCGGCGTCTTCAACCTAAACGCATCAACTGCGCAAGGTATGACGGTCGGTAATATCACGGGCTTAGCACCAACCATGACTAAGATTTATGGGTCTGATATGGTGGTTGAAACATCTGGTAAAGGTACTGGTTCAATCACTGCAACTGTTGGAGCAAACGACATTCCAGAAGATGTCATCGACGCTATTACTGGTGTTGATAATTCTAAAGGTTTCTCAGTTGTTACTTCTGATACGCGGGCACCATACTCCGCACTTGAATTTGTTACTCATGGTCGTTTAAACAACGTTCTTCACTTAGCATTAGTCAAAGGGACTTTTGGTCTTGAAGGACACAACATGCAAACTAACACTGAAACGGAACAGTTAGCTGCTGATTCGTTAACATTTACTGCTGTTAACCGTTCTTCCGATAAGGTTGCATATGCTAAGGGTGACGAAGCTAACACTGAATTTAAGCTTGATGATTGGATGAAGTTTATCTTCCCAGGGTACACCCCCAGTGACGCCGGCGCCTAAAGTGGTGTCGATAACTCCAAGTTATGATGACGCAACCATCGTTGCTGAATAGCAACTACCACCTTTTTGGTGGTATACATAATTTAATATGAAAGACGAGGAGATTTATATGACTGTCAAAATTGATGCTAAGGTATTAGGAATTAAAAAGCCTATCGAAGTTAACGAAACAAATAAAAACTTGAAGAAAACGTTAAAGGTTCAAATCAAGCTTGAAAAATTAAGTAAGATTGATGCTGAGAACATGTCTAATGAAGAAGCTTATGACGCATTCCTGAACGGAAAGTTAGAAGCAACTGATGCGACAATCGAATTTATTGCTGACATTTTAAAGCTAACAGAACCACAAGCAGATAAGCTGGAAGACATTGAACCAGACGAAACTGATGAATTATTTGGACAAATCATTCAAAAAATCATGCACATTGATGATGAGGATGGTGAAGACGATTCTGATACGCCCAGCGACACCGCAGACGTTTCAGGAGACGCTAGATAACATTAATCGTCTCGAAAGAGATCTTATCCAGCAACATAATGATACCTTTAATAACCTAGAAGAGACTAACTATTTTGACCTTATTGAAACTTTGACGGTTGAAAAGGATGGTAGCCAAATTAGTGGTGACGATGATGATACCGTCGAACCTTTAGGTTATTGGATGGAAGACCATAAAGCTGAGCTTGATAGTCGTGATCATTAGAAACGTTTGATTAGTTTATTTGTCAAGTCTACTTTGGTGGGCTTGTTTTCGTATGTGAGGAGGATTTATTAAATGAAGCAAGCCGCCTATGGTAGTTTAACATATAACGTTAATATCAATGATACAAAGGCTCAATCGAGTTTGCGTACATTAAAAGGGGCTATTCGCTCCACAGGCCAAGAATGGCGTTCAAGCTCCTCAGCGATGCAAGCCGCCGGCGATAGTGCTGCCGCACTAGACGCTAAAATCACTGGACTGAACAAAGAAATTGAATTACAAACTGATTATAATAAGAGATTAGCAGACGCTTTGAAGAATGCTAACGCAACGACCGACAAAGAAAAATTGGCGGTTATGCGTTGGACGAACGAACTCACTAAGAGCAACGCGGCTTTAAATCGTCGTAAAAGTGAGTTAGCTTCTGCTAGATCTGCTGAAATTAGGTATTCAACAGGCATTGATCGTGCTAAGAAGTCTCATCAAGCATACACTAACTCGTTAGAAGCTAGTGAAAAGGCACTTATCGCTGAGGGCAAAGAAACTGATGCCAACGCCAAACACAAAGAGCTACTCGCTGCCAAGACTCGTAATCTAAAAGACGAACTTGGACGTGAAGAAAAGGCTTACAAGCTATTGAAATCAAGCTCCAGCGCTTCTGGCGTTGATATTAACAAGCAATCAGCAATCGTTTCAAAAGCAAGAGAGTCTTATTTAAAGGCCCAAGAAGCTCAGAGAAAATATGCCACTGGCTTGCATCAAATGCAGCAGTATTCAAAGTCGACTAGTGAGATATCAGAATCATTGGCTAACCGTTTGAGGTCCGAAGGCAAAAATTATACTGCAATGTCAGTAGAATTAAGGTCTCTGGTTGGATCTAAGAAGGGCTTGTTAAACCAATATAAGACAGAAATGGCAGAGTTGTCATTGGTAAAGTCTCGTTCAGGTGAAACTTCCGCTGCTTACTCAGCACAAGCCAAAAGGGTAAATGAACTTGGTGCTAAAATCGGTGAAACCGACGCTAAGATCAAGTCACTTAATAAGCACGTAGGGTTATCTGGCAATACCATCAACTCGTTTAGTGACAAGATTGGTGGAATGCAGAAGAAGTATTCTGGCGTCGCTACCGCTTTAGGATCAGTTTCTCGTGGAGCAGGGTATGCAACAATGGGTATGGCTGCGGTTGCTAAACACGGCACATCGCTTGCCGTTGAGTTGCAAACATCTTTTAATAAGACGAAAAACTTAATTGTCAGTTCAAACACCGAAGGTACCAAAGAAATTAACGCTAACATGGCGTTAATGGAAAAGAACACAAAATCATACTCTAAACAATACGGGCTAACACAGAAACAAGTTGCTGATGGGTATCAAGACTTAATTAAGCGTGGTTATAGTTCTAGCCAAGCAATTGGGGCTATGAAAACTCTTGTTAAAGGTGCGATTGCTTCTGGTGATGATTTCAATGATGTTACTGCCGTTTCCACACAGACACTGGAGTCATTTGGTTTAAGAGCTAAGTCAACAGCTCAAATGGCAAAAAATACCTCAACGGTTGTTAACGAAATGGCTTATGCCGCTGATATGACTGCTACTGACTTCCAAAGCCTAGGAAAAGGTATGGAATATGTTGGTAACACGGCTCATCAAGCTGGATTTAGTATATCTGAAACAGCTAGTGCTATGGGTATTTTATCGAACAACGGTCTTGAATCTGACAAAGCTGGTACTGGGCTAAGAAAAACAATTAACTCGTTAGTATCTCCATCTAAAAATGGAGCAGCCGCCTTAAAGAGTTTAGGGCTTAACACAAAAAGTTTTACTGATAAAAATGGAAAAATGAAGTCAATGTCCGCTATTTTTGGCATTTTAAACAGTCACATGAAGAATCTTTCTGGACATGATCGTACTGATGTTTTTCATGCTATTTTTGGTACTACTGGGCAACAGGCCGGTGGTATCTTAACAGACAATTATAAAGCATTGGATAAATTAAATGGTCAAGTTGAGAGATCAGCTAAGAATGACTATATTGGCAACTTGGCTCAAAAGAACTTAAAGACGTCTCAGAACCAGCTTAAGATTTTCCAGACGAC